TCTTCTATCGCATTCCACATGCGCTTGAATTTACACAAGCGTGGCACACCCATGTTGAAAGCCATGTCCATCAGGATCAACTGACGCACCGAATCCAAGTCGTTAACAACGGGCTTTACCCGACACAACTCTTCTTCGACAATCTTGATGTCGTTCATAGCAAGATATCGTGCATCCGCCTCCGTGATACCGTGTTCATAGACAACGTCCATCGACGGTATGTCCATGTGATCTAGTTCTTCTTTACTGATGCCGCGATCCTTGAGATTGCGTCCGATACCTATTGTGTCGATACCCAACGTGTCTTGGTACACAGTAAGGACTAAACCCTCGTGTGCAATCAATTTATCCAAGAAATGTGATGTGTTGTATTTCATTTGTTGTGTACTTTCTGTACGTCAAATGATGCGCGAAGAGACGCACCCTTGTGTGGCTTATATCCTCCCGGAGGATTTTTCATCAGCTTGTAACTTTTACCAGACTTCATCCAGTGAAAACCTTTAGGGGCCGGTACTGATTTTTTCATTCCGATTCTCTCCTCCCATCCAGATGCCAAACGCACCTGTCATGGCACCCATCACAACGCTTACAAATGCGGACTGTGCTGCTGTCGGGGCATCCAAGTTCATAAACCACTCTGCACAACGCCAACTCATCATAGTCATCACGAGCATCATAAACCGGGGCAGTAACTTCCACTTGGATATGCGTTCAAATGTTACGTCAGCCACGCCTATTTTTTTCCGAAGAATTTCGTCGCGCTGCGGACTCCAAAGCTTGCAGCAACAATAACGCCCAAGCTGTACTGGTACCATTCAGGCATTTGCTCCAGTTGTTGAAATCCGTGTGAGACGACATCTTCCATACCCGGTATAAATGCTAGGATTAAGGGAACCGAAAACAAGATTACCAGCCACTCGTCTTTCCACGAGTTCTGACTGCCCTTGATCGCTTCCAAGTCCCAGTCTATTTCACCTGTTGCTTTCTTTTCCATGATGACCGCTTCGGCTTTTGCCTTTGCGACCTTTGCGCCTGTTTCGGCTTTAGTCTTTTCGACCTTGCCCTCAAGCCATGTGCTTGCAAGACTAGAGATCGGGCCAATCAATGCAGTTAGCATTTCCACCTCTTCCGTGCTTGGCGAAGACGACTATTCGGATTCTTCGCTGCCTTCGGGAACTTCTTCATCTGTCCTGCAGAACGCGCACAAAACGACTTGCGACGTTTTGCTGCCTTGCTTCCGGGTTTCACCTTGCCGGTGACTGCAGTCTTTAGTTTGCTGCCGGGGTTCTTCTTGCGGTAGGCTTTGACCCCAGCCTCTGTCATGCCTGCACCCTTCTTTGTGGGGCGAAAGTTCTTCTTGTTGCGGGCAGGCATATTGTCAGGCTTTCTTTTTGCCACCGGCCTTCCTCCTTCTGCCCGAAGCCGTTACGGACCATTTTACCTTGCGGGGGCCGGTCTTCTTGGCAGCTTCTTTCTTGGTTATGCGCTTGGCGACTTTGGCCGGTCTACATGCGGGGTAGGGCCGCTTCTTCTTTTCTGATCCGGAGCGACCACACTTCTTGCCGGTCTTTACATCCCGCCAGTCTTCCTTGAACCATTTAGTTAAGCCACCCTTCGGTTTAGCCATCAGGCGTACGTCCCGCCACGCTTCTTGTACGTCCTGACCAGCCACGCATTTGCATAGGCTGATGGGTACACGTCAAACTTTTTCTTCGCCTCTGCTTTTACGCGGGCATAGAGTGCTTTGTTCTTAGGGGTTGCACCCTTCGACTTCTTTTTCTTGGGCTTGGGTGGTGCTTTACGTGCCATCATTTTCCCCAGTGTTTAGCTAGATAGTTTTGAATCACAGTAGACTTTAGAGCCATATCTTCTTTTTTATCTTTTATAAAATCTGCGTTTATTTGATACAAATTTTTTAAGATGTAGCTTTGTTCGTAAGATACGTTGCTTGACATCCATCCTATTATGGCTCTACGAGAGCCTTTTTTTATAGGCATAACGCCGTGAGCGTAGATAATCGGAAAGATCAGTATTTGTCCTTTTCCTATAGTGTAGGATATTTCACCCACATCATTCTCTAGAACAAACTCTCCACCCTCGTACTCATCAGATAGACCCAGTGAAAATCCATAGTCAAAGTATACATTGTTACTTTTTGGTGCAGCACGGAAGGTATCTATGTGCTTGTGATAGTACCCGCCCTCTTTATATTCATTATAAAAATTAACTGATATTTTATTGGGACAAACAACCGACTCTACGTACGGGTTGTTGTGCAGTCTTGTCGTTACGAGTTGCCGTACTTCTGGTAGCATGTCAGGACATTCTTCGTTGTCCTTTAGCTTCTCTCCGTTTGAACGGGGTTGAGTCTTTGCACCGTCTTCGTTAGTGCCCCACTTGTCGAGGCAGTAGTCTACTTCTTGTTCTGATAGAAGCTGTAATAGCATGGTATATCTCCCGGCTGGTTTACACGCTTATATCATATATAATAGTATGTGTCAAGGGGGCAAGTTGCCCCGCCCCCTTGAGGTAGGTTACGTGCCAGTAGAAACTGTAGCAGATTCCACTGGGTTCTTGGAAACGTCAGCAAGAACTACGTGAACACGGAAGCGCAGCGCAGATTCACCAGTAGAGCCGCCATCAAGGATGAGAGCATCGATGGTGTCTGCAGAAGTCAGCATACGGGCGTTAGAGCCAGATGCACCTACTGCAGCCTC